TTTTGGGTTCCTCATCGAACGCTTCTGGGAACAATTTTCGCATACGAGAATCAATTTTCTCATAGTATTCGTCAGACTTAGGGTCAACTCCTTGCTCTTTTATCAACTTGTTGTGGTAACCGAGCGCAAGCGAAGTCATCTCGTCGTCTGAGCCAAACCAAGCATTTTTTTCACGCCAAGATTCAGCTCTTTCGTCACGGACAGGTCGTCGTGCTTGCTCTGTCTGTATTTGTTGCTCTTGTTTTACCTCACCACCCTCAGTTTGTAAAGGTTTGAGTTTGATGTCGGCAATTTTATTTAGTCGGTACTGCGCATCGTTTAGTGCCTGCTGCGCTTCTAGCACCTTATCCGCGTCACCTGTCTCGTAGGCGGCCCGGTAATTCGACTTCGCATTCACCAGCGTGCTTTCTGCTGCTGCTTTTGCTTGTGCTACTACAGCATGCTGGCCCTTACCTACAGAACCTCGTAGCGTCTTGTTCTGATCTTGTAAGCTCTTAGCATACTCTATGGCCTCTTCACGCTCCCGGAGGGCTTGTTCTTTGGCCCTGCGTTCATCGTGGTAGCCTTTAGTAAAGTGCCGAATTCGCTCGTTTGCCTGCTTCGAGTAATTCTTCAGCTCTTCTTCTGTAGGGTCTGCTGGTTTCTCAGACGGGGTTCTATTCCTGTCTTCTTCCGGGGTGTCGTCCACGATTTCGAGGTCAACCTCAGGTTCTACCTTTGGCTTTTTCTCTTCTTTGGGCGCGGCGGTTTCATTGTCAGAGCTTTCTAACTCCACATCAACAAAGTCTTCCTCTTCTACTGCAGCTTGTACTTCACTCATAACTTACTCCTATGCACGCGCAATATTACGCGGGTCTTCCACTGTGGCTTCAACAGAATCGTCGTTTATAAGCCGGAATTCTTGGCCCTGAATAGTGAACCGAGTACCTGAGTTAGGACGAAACATAACGAAATCGCCTACCTTGCACCATGGCCCGTTAGGGAATCTCTCGCTGTCTGCGTAGGCATCGTCGCCAATATCAATAACCACCGCGACCATTGAGAGTATCTTCTCCTCCCGTTGAGTGCTGTCTGCCTTAATGATTTTAGAATCACTAAAGGTTTGTTTCACCTCTGGGAGTGCAATTAGTACTTTATACCCCTTAGGTTTGGGCAGCGTTGCTTCTAACTGCGTATCGTCTAGGGGTGTTTCTTGTGCCATACCAATAGGGTTTACATTAGCTTTCATCGTCGTCTCCTGTGTAAATAGATTCTCTTATCCGTTGTATTTTCATAACCATAGCGTCAATACCACGGATTTGCCCGCAGCCGTACTTGTACTCCTCATACGATTTGTACAGTCCTTTAGCCATAGCAGTTTTCAATATATCTTTCTCGGTCTCAGCCTGCTCTAGCAGCGTATCTAGCGCATTATCAGCCATTAAGTTTCTCCATTATTCCTTCCATTAGGGTTTTTACTCATCGCACTAATTAAGGTCTGGGCCGTTTTTATGTCCGTGTCCTTAATATCTTTTTTGTCTTGCTGCTCAATTTTCGCTACATCCAGAGCAGTTTTGACTCTAAACTCTTTTGCCCGCTGGTCAGACGCTTGTGCCCCCATGGTAGTATCTATCTGGAGTTGCCCGTCCTTGCGTTGTTCCTGCTGCCGCTTTATTTCCATCTCATCCGCATCTTTCTTCGCTTTGCGTGCCACTTCGGCAGCCTTGGTTTCCTCGCTCATCTTCTTGTTAGCCAGTTCTTCCTGCTTCATCTTAAACACAGGGTCTTCGGCTTGTTCTTGAGCTTGTTGCTGCGCTGCCTGCTGCTGGTGTGCTTGAGTTAACTGCTTGCCTGCATCGGCCACGACACGGGACAGTTCTAGCTCTACAGCCGGTGGTAGTTCTTCGTTCGGTGCTGTCATAGTCACACCAAGTTTTTCTTCTATCTGGCGCCTGTAGTCAAACGCCACGTGCTCCGCTATGTGTGCATGAAGAGCCGACATAATCTGCTGGGCCATGGGGTTCTGCCCTATAGACTGTGCGATCATCGGGTCTTGCATAAACGACATGTGGGAAGCTATATGCGCTTGGTGGTCTTGGTAGATAAACGCCTGTATCGGCTTGCCTGTGAGCACATTCATGTTCTCACTCACTGGGTCTTGCGGCTTGGCATCCTCGTCTACTGGCACTATCTTGTCTGCGTTCTTAACCCCTAGGGTCTCGATAGCCTGACGGTGCAGGTATGCCATGTTATATATCTGTGGGCTTTGCTGGGCCATACTAATCACAGCCTGTATCTGTACTACCCGCTGGGCCATGGTGCTGCTGTTAGGGTCTGAGACTGGTATAATCTCAACCATCTCATAGTCTTGCTTGCGTGCACTCTCCACACCGGTTGCAGGCTGGTAGCCATAGTCATCAGGGGCCCCGTCTGCTACTAGCTGTTTGAGTAGTTTAAACTCCTGTTTCATCGCATAGTGGACACGAGCCTGCACCGCCGCCATGGGCTTCAGTGTCCGCTCTAACAACGCAAGTGTTGTACCTACAGGCGCGTTAGCACTCATATCAGATATGTTTAAATCACTGATAGCCCCAAGCCTTCGGCCTTCTTCTGTTATCCGGTCTAACAACACAAGCAGAGTCTGGCTCGGTTCTTTATAAGGTAGTGCCATTAAGTTGTCACGTATAGTACCGCTTGGCACATCCACGTCTACCCACTCTCCGGGCCCAACTGGTGAGTTATCACCCTTAATACGCATCCCATTGGTTTTAAACCCACCGGGTAAGTTCGACAGTGTGCCCGCGTCAACTAATTGACGTATTAGCGAGGTTCCTGCTCTTGCATACCCACCTATGATATGTATCAGCCCAAGGCCATAGAACCCAAACCCGGGCACGTAGGTGTAGTGTACGAAGTGATCACGCTTGGTGTAGACCGGGTCACCCTCAACCCAGTTACGGTATAAGGCCACAATCTCACCACTAGTTCTGTCAATAGTAACCACGTAAGGCTTCGCTACTTGGTGCTTGTCCTCATACGCATCCACGTCTTTTATGCACAGCATCGCGTGACATTCATACAGGGGGTACTTGCCGTCTTCCGTTAGGTCAAACCCTTCTTCCTCAGCTTTCTTCTTCTGTATGTCTGTGAATATGGATGTGGGTTCAAGCAGCTCTATACTCTTATAAAACCCTGAGTTCATCAGTGAGTGCATCTCACTTTCTGTCTTCTTTAGGCACTCAGTAACGCGCTCAGCTGTGCTAACCGTGGAGGCGCCGTAGGGTACAATCACATCTTCCGCTGGCAAATACATCGCCGTCTGGCGCCCAAGTGTTGGGTCTTTATATACTTTCTTAAACGCAGAGCCGGACAGGCTTAGCCCGTACAGCATCTTTTCGTGCTCGGGACGGTATTCAACCATCACGTCTGTTATCTGGTGGTTCATGTCTGCCGTGACCCGCTTGGCAGCATCCTCAGTCTCACGCGACTCCTTACCTATGATCTTAGTCTTAACTGGCCCCGATGCTGGAAACGTCTCACTCATGGCCTCCGCTTGGAACCGCATAGCCGCCTCAGACAACACTGTAGAGTAAACCCCACACGCATTCTCCCATGGCTCACTACGTTCTTCGTACTTCAGGCCTAGAACATCTAGCCCCTTCGTGTAGGTTTCCTGCCACTCTTTGCGGCTTTCTTCATCAGATTCTATCGCGCCTACTAAGTCTTCGGCTATGCCCTGTAAGACTTCATCATCTAGGTACTCCGCTAAGTTATCACCAAACTCCGCCTCTACTAGGGGGTCAAGGTCTTCTTCGTTCATAGTAATCTCTATTGTGCCGTCATCCAGCTCAACAATAGTCACCATATCCTCGGTAATACCCTCACCTAGCCCTTCATCTAGCTCATACTCGTCCATGTCGTCATCTAGCTCAACTCCCTTCGGAGCCTCGTAAAAGCTTTTATCTATGTTAGTAGCCACGGTTCATTTCCTCAATAATATCCACGTTTTCGCCTATAGTCAGGTTGTTCTTCTTCCATATCTGACGGTAGCTTTATAAATCCACCCTGTCTGAACCGCATAAGCGCCATTACTGTCGAGTCTACCAAATCATCGTTCCGGCCTACTGGAAACGCGGCTATTTCTTCAACCAACTCTTCCGCCCACCGAGTCTCTGGAACCCAACACAACCCTGAGACAATTATATCTGCCACAGAATTTAACCGGGCCATCTTGTCACCACTACCACGGTGTGGGGTATACTCTTTTGCTGGTATGCCCATACGCCTTATCTCTTGGTATAGGGCCACACCACTACTTTTCTTCTCTACTATAAAGGAATCTGGTTGCCAGTCCTTATACTCTTCAAGGCATAACGCCTTTAGTTCTGGGAATTCTACACGCTTCTTAATACTATTCAAAAGTATTAGATTGTAGGCGTCTGTTTGCTCATTAAAAAACACACCCCACGTTGTTAGTGCTGTGAAGTCAGACCGGTTCTTAGTTTCCGCTGCCGAGTCCAAAGACATGATGAGGTACTCACACGTGGGTGGTTTCTCTTTGCGCCACGTATTCCACTTATCCTTCGCTATAATAGCGGACTCTTCCGAGGTGGGATTCTGCTGGTACTGCGCGTTCCACTGAAATAGTGGCATAGACGCTCTCGTTCTATGTAATGCCTCTAACTCAAAGAACCCCGGCCACAGTGCTTTCTCTATAACCTCGCCCGGGTTCTCTGGGTCATCAACCTCTAGTATAGCTGGGAACTCAATCACCTCATACTGGTCAGCTTGTGGGTTCTGGTGCATATCACGCACCACCCTGCCTGTCATGTCATCCAAATGCCACCGGGTGTTAGATGATACAATGGCATTTGCTATGAAGTTATGCGTTCTATCCACTTCGATGTCAAATACATCCTCACGCCCACTAAACGTCACCTCGCTTATTGTTGATGTAGTGAATGGCGCGGCGTAACAGTCCTTCGTCAACGTGTTGTTTGACAATGAGGTTGCAGTCATTGCAGAGGAGCCCCCTAACCCTACCGGTATCGTGGCAGTGGTCAACAGCGAGGGGGTTTGCGTCACTCCAAGTACTCGGTATTTTAACCTCATCCACCCCAAGCTGGCAGATAGCACACTTGCCCCCCTGTCCCTCCAACAACCTAGTGTACTCAGTATCGTTGATGCCATATTTTGCTTTGAGGTGGTTATTGCGCCGGCGGGCTGCGTCATAGTGCTCCCCCGTCCCACGGGCTTTAAGCTCGTTATACCGGTGTGTTGCGGCATGCTTAGGACACCTGTCCCTACTCTTTGCAGGTACACTGCACCCCTCAATGACGCAAGTTTTTCCTTTATACTTACCGTGGTGCCCACGGGGTTGGTGCTGTGCGCCGGGATTGCGCTTGTGGTAGTTGTAGTTTGTTTGGCAGGCGCTGCACTTACCCGACTTTGTTTTCGCCCTTCTAAGCCTGCTGCACCCTTCATTGATACAAGGGCCATACCCGGCCTCAGGTTTCTTAGTCTTATCCATTCAGTATCTCCATCAGGCTTCAACACAAGGAACGGGTGTCTATCGTTAGCTCTAACAGACCTACCATCAGTAGTAGATACTGTGTATATGTGGTCTGGCCCTTGGTTCATCCAATTAAGTACTTTAGCCTTAGCCAGCTTACCCTTATCATAGGTAGCAACAACGTCACCGGGGCGCACACAGTCTAGGCGTTTCTCTGTACCATCAGGTAGCAAAACGTTCGTATCGCCAACCATACACTGGACAATAGCTACAGCGCCACCGGGCATTAATCGTGTACGTGCTCCGAACGTGTACCACTCGTATGCTCTATCAAACACATCGTAGTTACCATTAAGCACATCTTGTTCTGAGTGGGGGTCGTCAATTAGTAGTAAGTGTGCACCACGTCCTGCCAGTGCTGAGCCAACTCCACAGTTATGTGTCAATACACCCTCAGCAAAGAAGGTGTGGTCTCCATCAGTTAGGAAGTTGACAAAGGGGTGGGGAGTGACGTGGTGTGCTACTTGGACTGTTCCAGCTCGGCGTACACCCAAACAAAACCCAAGTAGGTTTTTCGCTGTCCTTCTAGCACCCGCCATATACCCTTCAGCCCGACTCTGGGGTTGTCCGGTTTTATCACTTTCGCGGCTGTGGGTAAGAAGGCGTGCTGCTGCACTACGGAGCCATCCAAGTCCTTCTGGATTACCATACGTCCGTAGTTCTTCTTCCGCTTCTTGGTTGGAGACAGCGGGTTGTGCCCGTGGGCTATCCTGTACCGTATTGTTTCCGGTGTTATACCCAAATCCCGAGCATTCTGGGCTAAGGTCTTCCCCCCCACAAAAACGCTGGTACGCTTGTTGTTTTGCTGCTGCAGTATTGTCTCCCAACGACA